GACGCCCATCATGCTGGCAAGAATGCTCATGTCACACCGCTCCCGCCGACGCTGACCTCGGTTGCGCTCACATAGTAGATGAAAGCTAGACCGCGTGCGGCCAGTGTGCGTGTGCCTGTCGTGGTCGTGCCAGCCAGCCGCATCGTAGTAATCGTGCCATCAACAATGCTGATCGGAGACGCGCTATTGTTACAGACTATTACGATGTCGCCAGCCGTGCCGACGCTGCCATCAATCGTGACGTTGCCGGTCGTGTTGATCGTGGTGTTCATGTCATCTGCATCCAGCGTGTAGGCGCCAGACTGTGACGTGTGCGCTGGCTTGGCCCTGATCGTGGTGCCGACCACCGCTCCGGTGAACGTGGCACCAGCCAGTGCCGCCTTTGCATCAAGTGCCGCCTGCAATCCATCAACATTGCCGATGATGTGGTTGTGGCTGTCATCAACCACGCTGACTGTCAGTGTCGTTGCTGCTGACAGATCAATCGAACCGCTGGCGTCGCCTGCCAGTGTCACTGTAGGCAGGTGCTGTGTAACACTGCTCGAAGAAATGCGTGCGTCTGCAAACGTGCCGCTTGCCACATCTGCTGTTGTAAACGCCCGGTTGGCATAGACCGATCCGTTGTGGATCAGGACATGCCCACTAGCCGAAGATGTGATCGTCACATCAGACAGCTCGTTCAGCTCAGTCGCACCAGAACCGCCAGACCCTACCGTCGCAGCAACCCATTCGCTGCCTGCTGCTGACCATGACAGAACCTGCCCGTCAGCGGGCGAGGGCGCGTTGACATCGCTCAACCCGTTCAGCGTCGTAATAACTGTGCCCGTGGTCAGCTGTGACCAGCCAGTGTTTCCGCTACCGCTTGCCTTTACATACGCAGCACCGCCGCTGCTCATGAACAGTGATCCCGGCGTTGCCGTAATTGCACCCTCCGGCGCACCCGATGAACTCAGAACGCTGACCGTGTTCAGCGCTACGTCGCCAGTGATCTTGACGTTGCCGGTTACCTCGAACTTTACCGTAGGACTGGACGTGCCTACGCCCACATTGCCAGCAGTGTAGTAGGCATCTGATCCAGTCAGTGACCAGACCGATGAGCCTCCACCGCTTGCTGTCGCGTTTTCCAGCGCTGTGGCGCCACTATTCCAGCGCAGATATTTGCTGGCCTCTGGCGCTGGAAGCTCCGGCGATGCTGTCGATGTGAGCGGGATCTTCAGCGAGCGGTCATTGTCAACGTCAAGCTGCTGGATCTGTATCGTCGCACGGTCGAGCGCGTCATTGATCACGCTCGGGTAGAAGCCACCAAGGTTTACCAGCTCGACCGGCTGGGTGTAGGGGACGTCACTGGTGATCGTCAGCGTGCTGCCCGTGGCTGGCGCTGAGAGCATTGTCACTGTGCCGCCGGGCGACGTGTTCTGATCGGCATTGAGACTGACCGTGTAGTTCGTGGTCAGAGCCTGCACCGTCTCAACACCAGCCGTCGTGGTGACAACGCGCAGGTCACTGGCCTCAAACACCTTGAACGCAAACGCGAAGTCCGTGGTGCTGTCATTGCCGTCATATGGACCGGCTTTGCGTGTTTCAGACGATATGCTCATGTCCGCTCCTAACTATCATCCTTTGGGCCTGCGACCAACGCCCGATAAAACGTCTCGAACGACGGGTCTTCATCTTCTTCTTCAAGCTGTTCCAGCACATCCAGAGCGCGACCCGCCTGCAATGTGCCCGGCACACCCAGCGCAAAGCCTGCCGTTTCTAAGGCTCGACGTGTTGCTTTCCACGCCATCTCGCCGTCAACTTCGCCGTTCTCAAAATAATCCTCTACCGTCTTGGCGCCGTAGTTAAAGGTTTGCTGAGTGTCCTTCGACAGCTGTTCAAGCTGGGGCGCATTGTAGTAACGACTAAATGCGGCAGAAGCGCCGGGAATAATTAACATATTCCGACCCATCGTTTTCAACACGTTGAACAAGAACGTCGCTTCTTCGTCGTCTTCATCAAACAGTGCGGTTGGGTCTCGGATCAAATTTTCCAGTATTGCCGCAAACGTGTTCAGAACCATAAAGTGTTTTACTAATTGAGCAGTCTTACGCAGCCCAGTCTCAGCACCCGCCAGATCTGTGCGCACGACGCCGTAATATCCTGAAACAAAGCCCCACATAAATGTCAGGGCGCGATCAAACTCACTACTCGCCCCCTGAATAATTGATTGATCCATAATCCGACCGCCGCCCTGCGTCGTGGCGATCGCTGTGTCGGCATCGGCAATAGCCTGCGGTTCACTAAGACCCTTCATTTTTGCTGTGCGATACACACCCCACCACAGCGCCCCACCCACCGTATGCTTTTCTACAACAGCCATCGGCACATAACCCGAGCCTTGTACCGCTGACCACTTACCGGAAAACACTTGCCGCTTAGCAATGTCGGTAGCTTCACGGTTTATCAATCGAGCGCGTTCCGCCATGAACGGAGACTTCTGCTCCATCGTTTTCTTGCTTTTCACAAAACGCGCATTGTAGCGACCGAACCATTCGATCCACCCTCTCGCCACAACCTTAAAGTCGTAACGCGAAAAAACTGTCTGAAAGTACGACACCGGGGCCAGCAATGCCGTAGGAACATTCAAGCCCAAAATTGCTATGCTGGCATTGACGCGAGCAAGACGCATCATCTTGTTATACGGTTGCGCGTTTTCCGTTTCATGAATTGTCGCATCCGCAGCAATTCGCTTGATAATTGTTTCCAGCGTCTTTTGGTATTGATTGCCCCACGTTTTTTCCAGCGCTGTCTTAAAGGCCGAACTGCTGATCAAGCTCCACGCATTATCTACTGGCTCACTCATCTCGATCATGACCGCAGTGTCACGCATGTGGGTTATGATATTGTTGAAGTCCCACGACATCTCACGCTTCTGGCTTTCGACACGGGTCTGTACCATGCCGCTACGGGTTTGCGCCTTGCTGACACCGCCGCCACTAAATTCCGCGAAAAGGTTTTCCACTTCGCGCTCTTTGATGTCGCTGTTCGACACAACACCCGGACGATATTTGATCGGATAATATCCGCCCTTATACGTGCCGTATTTTGTAACCAGCTCCTGCGGCTCTACCCATGTCGGTATCACGCCAGTCCGCCGCTGATGCACCACGCCAAGGTCATCACGATCCTGTTCCAACAGATCCCAGATCTCTTGTGCCGCATCAAAGTGGCGCTTCTCAAGACGCCGCTCAAGCAACTGCAAGATTGCCTGCGGATCTCCGCGCAACTGGTCCGGCAAAGATGGATCATCGCTGATCCGCTGAATGTTTCCGGCATTGCCCATGTTGAGCAAAATAACAAACAGCTTCTCTTTGTGTATCGGATTGCGGTCAAGCAACGGCTCATTGATCAAGCGGTTCAATTCACGTGCCGTAATGTTGTGCCGGTTTAGTATCTCCGACAGCTGGTCGATCTGCCGAAAGTGTCTGTCTTCCGTGCGATTATATGCGACCGCAAAGTCTCTCCACAAAATATCATACAGCGGCCCATCTCGTTGATTACCCTGCAAGATCTCCGCCAAGAACGGCAAACGAATAAGGACCGAGTCAAAATATGTTATGCCCGACATCAGCCGTTCCATGAACTTCGGCGACCGGGTCGGCTCCTTCAGCTTACGTTTGCCCCACGCCGCGTACACTATGTCCGCCATAGCCTGATTGCGTGCTGCGCGCTTTGCCTTCTCAACGTCTGACTGGTCTCGTCCGTTTTTGTTCAAGCTCTTTACGCCGTCGCGGAAAGATCGGAATTGCTGCAACGTCATCTTGCGACGATCGGGCAGGTTCTCCTGCGTGAAGATCTCGACCGGCAGCTCAAGCATGATGTTGTCTTGCGCCTTCAGTGCCTCAAACTGAACCAGCACACTGCGCGCTGCTGTCTGGTCTGCCGCTCCCGGCATCGCCATCAGCGTGCGGATCGGGTCAATAAACTCTGGGGCAATACGCTTGGGGTCTAGCTTTCTGGTCCGGCCAAACCGCGCCAAGAATCGGTTGATCTTCTCGATCTCGGAGCGCGCCTTGTATGCATACCGCGCCAGCTCATGCTGCATCATGGCTTGGTGCGTCAGCCGTAGCGCCACATCAAACTGACCCTTTGCCGCTGCCTTAACCGCTTTCTTGTGCAAGCTCTGCGCCTGCATGGCATAACGGCCCGGCTTGATAACCTCGTTGATCGGCGTGTTGTCGATGACGTCACGCGCCCTGCGACGGATTGCCTGCAACGGAATGGGTTCTTGCAATGCGCGCTGCGCCAGAGCGTCACGCTCGACCTCCAGCTTACGAACCTGCGCATCGTTGAACGTGGCCTCAATCGCTTCCTGCTCCGCACGATCGGGGTTAACCAGCAGGTCGTCCTCCAGATCATCCAGACGGCGGCGCGTCTCATACTCCACCGCAATGTCAAAGTCTGGGTTCGATGCGATCTCTTGGAACATCTCGTCAGCTGACGCAAAGCCCATGCTCAATGCGAAGCCTTCAGGATCAATGCCCTCTTCCGACACATAAGGCTCCAGTGGCGCCATGTTGTCCGGCCCAACAATCTCTTCCGTGACAGCGCGGTTCAGAACTACTGGCGACTTCTCATCAGCCAGCTCCGCCAGCGCTCGGAAGATTGGCAAATCCTCCAGCTTGGCACGCACGTCTTCTTCGATCCGACGCTTTGCCTCTTTGTACGTCTTGCGATCACGCCGCATGATCTGTTCAAGATGCTTCTTGAATATGCGGTCACGCGCCACACGGCCTGCACGCTCCGCCAGCTTGCTATGCTTTTCGACCTGCTCCGGGGTCATCAGCCCGCGCATGGTTTCTGTCAGAACGTCATGGTAGCTGCGCTCGGCGTTTGCAATCTCTTGCTCAGTGGCCAGCATGCGGTCAAAAAAGTCCCGGGCACGCTGGTCAATCTTAATCTCACGACCGCGCAGCTTTTCGTAGACCTTAACGAACCAGTTGCGGAATTGCTCAAACACTGAACGCAGCTCTGGGGCTGGTGCCTTGCCGGTAGACAGGTAACCTTCAAACCCATCTAGTCCGGCGAACTTTTCGTGCATCTCTACCGTCAGCGGCTTGCCTTTTTCCCAGCCAAGCCACTCACGAACTGGCGCCATCTCCGCCGCAATCTCTGGGTTTGTGTCCTCTAGTGCAGCGAATACCTCCAAGAAGACATGCGCGCTTTCGTGCAAGAAGGTCGTCTTGTCTTTGGCCTCGGTCAGCTTAACCAGCGTTGGCACTGAACCTAAGACTGTTCCGGTGCCGAGGGGTCCGGGCACACGGGTGAGACCTCTGGGGCCGCGTTCGCCGGGGGCTTCTAGTTCTTGTTGTAGTTCAGTCCCAATGCGTCGAACAACTTCTCCATCTGCTCCTTCGATACGCTCTCCAATGCCGCGAAGTTGCTCAGTGCTGGGTTGATCTCCATCTCTTCCTGCTCCAGCTCTTGCAGCTCCTTCGACTTGTTCTGGTGCTTGGATATCATATCCTTGTTCTCCCAATATGCGCGTAAAGACCGCGTCGTAGCTTTCGTTAAGATTTGAAGCAATCGGTATCGGAACACCGTCGTCATCAATATCCAACTTGCGGGTCAACGAAGTCCACAATTCTTTTTCAGGATACCACAAAAGCGCCTGCATGTCTGCCATCGTGACATCAATTCCACGTGCAGCCAGCTTTTGAAGGGCGAGCTGACCCGCTTTTTCAATCTGCTGTCGCTGTGTACCATTCGCCACCTGATCTAGCGGCGACCCCAAATTTGCTTTGATTGTTTTTGCTGCCCTCGCCCACGTTGGTTGCATGTCGTCCGGCACGTTATCTTTTCCGTGCTTTGCAACCAGCCGCTTGTATTCCGTGTCCCACACCTTCAACAATCGCTTTACATACGAGAGCAGCGCTTCATTGTCTGAATTATATTCTGAACGATACGGCTCTGGTGCTTTGACGCCCTTTGCATCTGCAACAATTTCCGTCAAAGACGCCTCTTCCGCTTTGAGGCGTTTTTCCTCCGCGTTAAATGTTTTTTTGGTCGCGAACGCTTTTGGCGACAATGCCGCAAGTTGTTGCCGCACATTTGCTAGTTCGGCTTCTAGACCTGCGACATATTCATCTGTCTTCGCTTGCTTAGAGCGAGATCGCTTGACAGCCGCGCTTAACCGCTTTCGCTGCCCCGGCAGCGCTTCCTCAAGCCCAATGCTTTTACCCGTCAATCGGCCCCATGTGCGACGCATCCACAAATCAATGGTCAACGGGTTGAAGTTGCCGTTGAGGTTTTGCCAAAACCCATTGCCGATTTTTGGACCAAGAGTAGACGAGCCATAAACGATTGCGTCTTTAGCTGTTTGTCCCGGTGGTGAATAAGGAATATCAGCTGCCTTCATGGTAGCAGTCCACTCACTCACAGTTCTGCTGGCGCGAAACATTTCGTCCATTGCGGCGAGCTGGTCCACAATTGTTTTGCCCGGCATCTTTGGCAGCATTTCATTGAACTTAGCGAAGTTGATGTTCATCGCTTTTTTCTTGTCGCCAGTGCCCCAGCGCTCAGTGTCCATCGTGTAATTTCCGGCGCGCCACCGATCAATCATCTGACCAAACGCCGCATCTGTCGCTTTAGCGTTTGCGGCAACATCAAGATTTTGGGACGTTGTCGCCATGATGTAGGTAAACAAGAAACGCGCATTTGCTGCGGTCCCAAGGCCTGCCTCTTGCGCAGCGGCATCAGATGTCAGCATTGGATATTTTACTGCGGCAACACTCAATGTTCGATCAAGCGCCGCTGAATACCAATCAAAAGCATTGCCAGTGCTTGCTAGTGCCAGCTGTGTCTCTGCCGCCATTTGCGTGGCAATGCGATCTAAACGTTCTGGGCTTATCTCCGCCGTGAAATCCGTAATTGGTTCATCTGTATAAGTGTCTTCCAGAAATTGCGCGGCCTCACGATTTGAACCCTTCATCCGTTGAGGCGGCAACACCTCTGGTCGATATATCGGATTGATGGACGCTGCTGCACTTTCGTCCAAATCAAGAGACGATGGGTCGTCAGATAATTGTCTGCGAGCTGCGCCAATATCCGCAGCTTGCTGCGCCAGCAGTGTAGGCTCATCTGCAAAGTCAGGATCGAACGCTGCGTTTACAGAGCGGATCTGTTCTGGGAACCATGCAATTCGATGCTCGCGGCCGTCAAATTTTACAATAACGCCATCAATGCCAGTTACTTCATTTACCGCACGCCGGAACGCCTCAGAATTATCGCGGAATAAGTCTCCTTCAATCATGTTCAACTGATTCGTGTATGCGCGGTTGAACGGCCGCCCCGCATAATTCTTGGCGACTTCGCGAAGCATTTGGTCTGTAACTCGGCCCTCACTCCAAATATCAAACCAGTCACCGATCGGCGATTTTTCCAGATCATAAATGTCTGGATTGCGCTTCATGATTTGATAAACCTGCTCCTCGGTAAAGCTGGTGCTGCCACCTCTTAAATTTGTTTGCTTGTCTCCATCAATGACAATCGGATTCTTAATTTTCGTGTATGCGGGTATTACTCCCGCCGAAGCTTGTCCCGCTTGCCCGTCTGCATACATTGAAGCTTCAGCCGGATCCGTTGTGAAATAAAAACCGCTGCCATGCTGATCGACGCCTTTCCCAGTAAGCGCTGGGTCAAACCCTTCTTCAAAATTGCCGAGCCTGCCCGTCCCATGATACAGCCTTGTCTCCGTGTCAAATCCCATGTCGCGCGCACGTTGCATGCGCGCTTCATCGGACATGTCTAGCCCTTTGTCTCTGGCCCTTATCCACTCGCGGGCCTCACCCGTGTCTTGGCCTTCATAGCCTGCACGCTTGGCCTGCTCTAGTTCTGTGGGTTGTTCCGTTCGTCTTGCCGCCAATGTATTGGGCGCGAAATCACCAGCAACGTCTTCTGCCCCCCTCAGATACTCCACTCTAGCCGGAATAGTGCCTCGGTTTTGCGCAACGGCTACCGCAACTCTGTTATTGCCCTCAACAATAAAGGCTTGGCCGTCCTCGCGCACTTGCACCAAAATCGGAGAAGGCTTGTAGCCCTCCTCCGCTATGGATTGTACCAGCCTTTCCGCCTTAAACCCTCTGCCGCGAGTAAGTTCCTCTCCTAAAGCACCCGGCAGAGCATTTAATCTGTTAACATCAATGTCGACGTTTTCTGACGTGTAGGCCGTCACATTTGCTGGGCCGACAGTTCTGTTGATTGAACCCGGCTCGGCGGTTTCGCGAAGTTCCGCCGCTTGACGCCGCTTGGTTTCGAGCCATTCTTGATTCGGATAGTAAGCTCGCGTAACTAAATCCTGCTCTAGTTCTGCACCTTCTGGTGTTGGCGCAGCAGGTGGCTCTTGGCCCGGCCCCACAACCTGCAAGCCCAGCCGCTCATACAATGCAGCGGTGTCTACTCCGCGCATCTCCAGCATGCGGAAGACCCGTGACCATATAAGACCACCAGCGTTGGCCACATCGCGTGACTCACCCGCTCGCAAAAGCTGGTCACGCACGTTCTGTTCAATGCGCTCGTCGGTTTCGAGGGCGACGTTTTCATCCAGTATCTGGTTGAGCTGCTCGGTTAGCTCTGGACCTAACCCTTCCTCCGCATCCCTGCGTGCTTCACGTGGCGTCTTTGCCTCTGGTCGCGTGCGCGCAATATCCACCAGCTGATCAAATTGACCCTGATCTTCCATCGTTGCCAGCTTTGAGACTGGCACCAGAATGTCGTCACCCTCAAGGGCACGCTGTATTTCCGCCTCGCTGACGCCCAATGCCTCAAGCATTGCACGTGTGCCTTCAGGGTCGTCTTGGAACAGCTCGTTCACGCCGTCAGCATCAAGCCCGACCGTCTCGTTTTCTGTCGCGGTGTTGATGTACTCCTCGACATCCTGCTTGTGCTGCGTGGTAGCAACAGCGGCCTGCACCACGTCGCGCATCTCTTCGATGCTTTTTTTCGTTGTGTCCGTATCTACGTCGCGCAGGCGTCCGGGCAGCACCACCTCCAGCATTGCCGCTACGACCGCACCTACACCACCGCCAACAGTCAGTGACTCAACAAACCCTTCAAAGATTTCTGCGTCTGGCTCATACGTTAATTTCGCCACTGCGTTTTGCAGCGTGTTTTCTACTGCTTCCTGCGTGGCCTCTTCAGCCGCTTCCCGCGCCACGGTCCCGGCGATCCGCGTAACATTACGCTTCGCTGCTTTGCCTATTGAGCCAGCAAATGCAGCCGATACACGCTGTCGAGCCGACGCGGGCAAGATCTTCATAAACCGATTGAATCGCGTAATTTCTGTTGCCGCAGTAATTGCGCCACCACCAAGCAACGCGAGGCCATGCTTTGATGAATCAATTCCCTGCTCACGCATCCGCAATTCCTGCTGACCACCGCCCATTGCAAACGCCGCCGCAAAAGCAGGTAAACCGCCAGTCGCCACAAACACAGCAAGCTGAGCCGCAAACTGCCCAACGCCTTGGGCCACCTTGTCCAGATAGTCCATTTCTTCTGGCTGAAGTGTTTCGCGCAGTGCAGTCAGCTCTTCTGACAATGCGTCAAAGATCGGCGCTTGCAGCTCAGTCGTTGAGACAATAAGCTGCCCCACCTGCTGCAATCCCGGTATGCCAGTTTCCTCTAGCGCGCGCCCTACAGGTCGGCGTACTCCGCGCTCCAAACCGCCCACAATAGCCGTCATCATCTCCGGCACTTGAACAACACCAGACGCAGCAGCAGCAGCCTTCTGACCCGCGCCCAGAACACGCGGCGCACCCTCACCAATCAGCAGCCGAACCGCCTCATACTCCAGCCGTTCGATCAGTCCGCGATCTTCGTCTCGCGCCCGTCTGATCGGATCAGAGCCCACCGACATGCGGGCCATTTGCGCTTTGGCTTGGTCATGGAAGAAGTTGCCAGCTTGGCGAACTGACAGGCGCACACTGTTTTTTTCCTCAAACTCAGCCAGCTGGTCCAAGCTCTCCTGCAATGTCGCGGCCATGTTTGGATTGGCCACCACCTTCGACAGGATTGGCGCACGCCGCAATGTCTCAAACACCTGCGTGCGACGCTGCTCCTGATCAAGCAAGTCGGCACGCTTGGACACTACGCTGACCGGAAGCCCTGTCTCTCGCGCGAAGGTTGCTACGTTTTGGCTCGGCTTGATGTCTTGCGTGGCGACAACCGACAATGTGCTTTGTTGTGCCTGCTCCTGCTGAGCCTGCACTGATGCCTGCTGGCTGAGACGTTCACGCTCCGCCTCTTGACGTTCTTGCGCTTCACGCAGCCGTTGGCGAACTACAAAGCTCATTCAGCTTCACCCCTCGGCGTTCCAATCTGTTCGGCAGCTTGCGTCATTAGCTGATACTCTACCATGATTTGCTGACGCATCTCTATGCCCGTCGGGTTGGCTATGCCTTTATCCTCAAAGTACTGCTGCGCTCGTGTTAGCAATCTTTCCATGTCTTGCCTTTCTGGCGCGACACCGGTTTGCTGCTGTATCTCCACAGCCGCCAAAGACATTGACCGAGCATATCCAGCCACATCTTGCTCACCAGCCATGCCGGAAACAAACTTGGTTCCGCCAAACCTCCCCCGACTGCGCATATAATCGTCTGTTGTCAGCGCATCCAACTGATCACGCTGTTCCAGAATTGATGGCAATTTACCATTAACCACCTGATATTCCTGATACCAGTTGTCATATGCGCCCAACACTTGGATGCGTTGATCCTGATCTGTGACGCCAATGCTTTGCAGATATTGGTTATTTGTCAGCGAGCTTTCCAGCTGTTGCGGATCTTTGATCATGCCCGAGTACTTGTTGGTGTACTGCTCAAAGTCTGCCGTGGAAAACTTGTCTGCGTTCTCAACCACGTAACGATACGCTGCCGTTGGGCCTTGGTTAATCATGAGCTGCTGTGACTCAACCAATGCCGCCATATCGGTTTGCCTTGGCATCACACCGTTCTGCTCGTCATCAAGACGCTCCAGATAATCAAGAACGCCCTGATCCATCTGACGGCGAACCGACAGCGGGATGTCTTCGAAACGGACACCCGACCGGATCTGGTCGCCATACCGTTCCTTTAGATTGTGCTGGACCTCTTGGTCTGCTGCATCCTGCCGATTGTAGACCCGATAAATTCGCTCTTCGATCGCCTCGATGTCGTCTGGATCTTCCTTCAATGCGAGATCATATGCCTCTTGGCGTGTCTTGCCCTGCGACACCCAGCCCTGAACAATGCCAATAATACGGCCTTCGTCCTCTTTTTCCTTCAGTGTCGCGTTGATGCTCTCACGTGCTGTGCGAGAAATTTCGCCCTGCGCCGTACCGAGCAATATGCCAGCAGCAGCAACACCGCCCGGTCGGTCAAGCAGAACCTCGATCTGAGCGGTTACCAGTTCGTCTAAGCTGTCCTGCACGAACACATCCAGCGCCTGATCTGCCAAGCCCTCATAGTCCGCGCCCATCTCCTGCAAATTGGCCTTCAGTGTGGCGAGGTTCTCTGGGGTTGGATCGAGCGCAAAGTCTTCGCCGGAAACAACGATCTCGGCCTTAAGCATCTCCAGCTTGTAAAATTGCGACTGCTCCGCCTCGTATGCCAGCGCCCGATCGGAGTAGGCATAAAATAAGTCGTCAGCTACGGTTGCGAAATTGCGCTGCAACCAGTCATTGCTCAGCTGCCCCTCAAGCTCTGCGCGCTTCTGCAACACCCGCTCATTGAACCGCTCCATTGCTGGCTCATCACCAGACACCAGCTCGGCACCTTTTAGCTCCGACATCTCCAGCTCAACTTGCTGGATCTCGTTACGGAATTGGTGCTTCAAATCACGCAGGCGCGCAGTGTTAATCTTCTCCTGCTCCGCAAGCGCAAACCTGCCCATAACCTCGCCAGCCTGCCCGATCGCTTGGCCCATTTGCTGGAGCTGTTCACCAGCTATCTCCGCCGCCCCCGGTCCACGAGGGCCACTAAATGCAGGCCCCGGTCCTACACTCGGCTGCACCTGAAACGGCTGGTATGTCGGCACACGAGGCATCAGATGGCTCCACTTTCTTTAAAGCCAGCATACTGACCAGCCATCTGCGCACCACCAGCCAGCAATGTGCCCGTTGCTGCCATGAAGGGACTAATCGCTCTCGCCTGCGCACGCCCCATAATGGCCTGCCCGCGATAGTTTACAGCCTCCATGCGCTGCCCCCACGCAGCACGTAACGCATTAGCCTTTACCGTGTTCGCGTCCAGCTCAGACAGGAAGTCGGTAGATGTCTGCAATGCCGCCGCCGTCTCGGACGCCAGATCAACACCAGACGCACCCATCGCCACACGCTGCGCGCTCTTAACCTGCGCACCCTTCATGCGCACCGCCTGCTCAGCACGCTGACCCTGCATCAACACATCACGCGCTTGGCTCTCCGCCATCTTCGCGTTTAGCTCCGCCATGCGAGCCTGCAACTTAAGCTGCATCTTTTGACCCTTAGCAGCGTAGTAGCTGCCGACAGTCTGCATTGCTAATCCAGCGCCCTGCGCGCTCAAGGATGCCGTAGCTGCGCTCGATTCTGACATTTAGCCTCCTAGCTGCACATGCACGGTCATTGCGGAAATCTCCAGCGGGACCGGATCTGCCTGACGAACAATGATCTGTCCGCCACGCGACCAGCCACTGTCCAGCTCTACATCTATTTCACCTGTTCTCAAAGCAGGTGGCGTACCATACGCCTCGTCCGCTCGAACCTTTGTCTCAATCAGATTGTCGAGCTTGGTGCCGACAAAGAAGCCACTAGACCGGTGAACCCGCAGCGTTGCCTTGTAGGCGGTTTTGATCGTGGCCTGAGCATACGCCTCGATCTCCGCCGTTACCGGCAGCGTCTGGATCTCCGCAGTAATTGGTAATCCTACGTGAACAAGGCTGGCTGCTGACTGTAACGTAATCGCGCCACCCGTTACCGTCTGTCGTGGCTGTACAGCTCCGTCAGCGAGGATTGCGACCTCTTGCCCCTCAAGATGGCTCAACCCGCTGATGACCGTCACGGGCGATCCTCTGTACGTCAGACCGCTATCAACGCCGAAGAACTCTTCGAGGCTTTCGTAATAACGCGCACCCAGACGCTCAATGTAGCGCACTGTCGTCTCATCAAACGTGCGCTTAACCACGACATAAGCAACGTCGTCATTGCCCTCGCCCACAGTGCAGATGCTTTCAAAGCTGCCTTGCGTCTCGTGCGTGTGCCAAGCATAGACCTCTTGCTCCGGGATGTAGGTCAGCCCCAGCAGCTTGCCGTCACTCGACACCGCCCACACGATCGGGATTGGCCCCTTGGCATACGCCAGAGCCGTGATCGTCTTGTAGTCAAACAGGTGCGCTGCGCGGATCGACAGGTCTACCGACACGTAGCCGTTGACGTTGAAGTCATAACCCAATGCCCGCACATGTCCGCCACGCGCTGCGGAGTATACCGCCTGCGTGCTGACCACGACCGGCTGAACATGGTTAGCACCAATGTAGCTTTGCGGGCGCACCACGATGCTGGTCGGCGTAATGGCGTCTGAATTAACAGACGTGACACGCCACTCTGCACTGTCAGTGAAGATAACCAGATCACCGATCGGCACGATGTGACGGATCGTGTTGGCCTCACGAGATGCCATCCGCACCTCGATCGCGTCATCGTCACGCACCGGGATCGAATAATCAAAGCTGTCCTCAACGCCCGTCTTCGACATGAAGAACGTCTGAGGCTTGAGCGGTGTGCCACCAAACACCCGGCGCTGCTCGAAGTATGCAGTGGCTCGTGGGTAATCCGGCGTTACCGGGTCAGTGAACGGATCGCGGTTCTCCGGTGGGGTCTTGGACATGTCCGGCGCAATGTTGTCGTCGATCATGGACGCCGTTGTGATCTGCCCAATGTAGCCGTACAAGCCACCCTGCTGCTTGTAGATATTGTGGCGCGTGATCGGCGCAGCCAGCGTGATCGTATTATATGCGCCGGTGTCGAATAGCTGCTGGCCGGTAACACTGGACGCTGTGGACGCCTCGCTCTCGTCAAGCTGGTCGTCACTGACCGTGGTGGCTACGTAATTATAACTCTGCGGTCCCACGACCGGGCTGTTGGGATTGGTTTTCGCCACCGTCTGGATTGTCGGCGCTGTCAGCTCAGACCCAAACTCTATGCCTGCCAGCACATACGCAATGTCGCCCATATTATTGACGACACGGCGCAGCTCACGTGGCGCGTATTTCGGATGCACTAGCGTCAGCACATCTGCCGACTGGACATAATTGATGTCCCTGAGATCTATCTCTGCATACGGGCTCGGGATCTCGTAAACGACACCCATCTCCATCCAGTATCCGGTTGGTGCAGATACCGATGTCCCGGTGTAGCCGATGTAATATGTCGTGCCGACAGGATCGTCGAACACGAAGTCATTCAGATTGAACTCTGAACCCTCATCCACTTGCGTGCCATATGTGCCGCGCTGGTAAACCACGCGAGAGATTGCGATCTGCTTTCCAACCTCAACCGTTTCCGGCAGCTCATCACCGACCAGCTCATAACCCACCGGCAACGTCAGCTGCTGGCCAACCGTTTCTGTCCACGTTGAAGACACGACAGGCGTGTTGTCGTACACATTGCTGCTCGGTGTCGTGCTGAGCGGAACGTCCTGCACCGCGTACCACGTCTTGCCGCTCTCGCTGACAACATCACCAGCGCTGTACGTGCTTGATCCGCTATATGCCGGTATGCTCGTCGTTGGCGACAGCAGCGTCGCACCAAACGTATGAAACCTGAAGTACGCCTCGCCCGCCTCGATCGCAGTGGTCTGCGTCGTCGAATACCGAAACGGGATCATGCGCGTGTACTTGGTGCTGTCCTTCACCTCGCGCACAAACTGGGTGCCCGGCCTGTTTACCACCGGCCCCTGCGGCAACACGATCATATTATTGCACCGGGCAAGCCCGGTGTTGTACTTCACGTCGTCAAGGCGACCATACATTTCCGGCGAGATGATCCCACCGTTGAATGACCGAGCGTAAATCTTAGGCATCTGGTAACGGCTTGCTGTCTGTGTATGGCCACAGCGAACCGCGATTTTCTATCCACGATGCCGGATGGCGCGTGTCGCGCTGGACAAATGATCTGTTCGCCTGATTAGCATCCTCTGCTTTTGCCTTCTCAGCATAGGCCAGACCGCGCTGCAACATCGCCTCGCTGACCTTGATGCCGTCGAGGCCCTTGATGATCGGTCCCGCCAGATGGCTTGCCAGAGTGTAGGCAATCGCATTGACCAGCAGCGGAGAAAAATTCGTCGGGTCCGTCACGTCCACAACATAACGGATCACCGGGTCATCAATGTCGGCATACAGCACGCGAGTGTTGTTTACGCCAGACACCTCATATTCGATCTGTACCTTGTCTTCGTCATACGTGCCCGCAGCACGGTAAACACCAAGCACCTTCAACATGTCGCTCGGCACAGCGTAGGTATACTCCCACGTCTCAGGCGGAGGATATGCTGTCGTGATACTGGACAGGATTGCCCGCTTGGTTGCGAACGTCCATGCGTGCATGGAAAGGATCGTGTCACGGGCTAATGGATAAAACCGAGCGCAATGCTCGGCTTGTGCAGAACCCTCTGGCGGGTCAATGCTGGAAACATTTGCCCGATCGCCCAACCGCGACAAAGCCAAATTGCAAATATCTAACGCACTCGCCATGCCTGCACCCTACAAAAAATGGGAGGGGGGATCGCTCCCCCCACACCGTTATTCTTCTGACGCAGTCTCTTCTGCGACAGCGGTCTCAGGCTCTGGCGCAGCTTCTGCTTCTGCACGACGCCGACGCCGACGCTTTGGTGCCGCTGCTTCACCCTCTGCCTCGAACCATGAGCCGTTGAACTCATCCGGGACAGAGAACAGCTGACCAGCGTAAACACGTGCGCCGTTATAGAAACCAGTAGCTTTTGCTCGAACCTGCTTCATGACCCACTCCTTAAGTAAACGCTACCCAAGAGCGAGCAGCCTTCCATGCAAGGGCACCAACGCCGAGCACAGCAACGAACGCCAGTGGCTGTTCAGCAATGCCGGTGTCGGGGGCAAGCAGGAAGAGCGATGCGATCTTGATCGCACCCGCAGTGATGAAACCATCCAGCAGGGTCTCGCCTACGGACTTTACGTTGATATCGATACTAGCCATTGTTCAGCCTCCTTAAATGGCAGCGCCCGGCGCGTTGGCATATGCCTTCCACGCAGACGGATCTTTGGTCAGAAACGCATCAATCGTTCCCTCAGACGGCGCAGTCGTCGCTGTGGTGCAGAGGATGCCAAGATAACGCTCATACGTGCCAAGCGGCAGGGCCACTTGTGCAATCGTTTCGCCAGCATTGAGCTGGGCGGCGTTGTTGCCAGCGTCATCGTTCACGAGATCACCCGTGTCGAAGTGAACCGTGGCAGTGCCATCGGTTGCAATCGCTGCCTGAGCGTCTGACGCAAGCTGGAACTTGATCGTTCCGGCGGCGCCGCTCGTGATGATCTCCGTAGCACCCGTCTTGATGACAAGGTACATGGTCTCGCCATTACCAATGTCACGGGAAGCAGTGCCGAGATCAATCACGTCACCAATCAGAGTGGTGCTGGTGTTCGTCTGTACCGCGACGTTGTCAGCAAACTCATTTCTTTCGTCGAGAATCATATCTGTATCTCCTTAGCTAACAGCTGTCTCAGTGTTCAGGATCGAATCGACCCGGCGAACAGGGATGCCATCGAATGTCATCACATGCTTACCAGCAATCTGGTCCATGCTCAACGTCGATGCCGATACCTTCTCTACAATCTGACGACGCAGGAAGGACTTGGTGCGGCGGTTGCAGTAGAACGCAGCACGACCAGCAGAAAGCTGGGGCGGGATCTCAACGGCCTGCGTCATGAGGTCGATGAGGTTTGCACCAGAAGCAGCGTCACCCGTGAGGTTGCCACTGTCGAACTGAACACGAACGACATAACGCCAGTCACGTACAGTCAGACCAACCTTCCAGCAGTAATGCGTCCGGTAGGCTTCCATGCGTCCGCCAGAACCGTCAACATTCTCGATCGTGACTTGGCCCTTGTCTTCGACCTGCAAGCCACCCATCGTGCCACGAGGATAAATGCCGTGGCAGGTGTTGCCACCCCAGACGACAAGCCAGATGGACGAACAGTCAGTCTGACCAGAGATGCCAGCCTCCTGAACAATGTTCTCAGAGTTCTCAGCCGAAAGGCTGTTGAACCGTGGAGCAAAGCCGGTGATCTCTTCAGGGGCAGTTGCCTCAGAAGCGTAGAACAGCGAAGAACTGAACTCTTGGTTGATCCCGTCAATGTGAGCGCGATCTTCAGAGAGCCGGAACCCAGCGGTGTTGCCGTTCAGATCAGCAAGCGTCTTATCGACTTCGGCATATGCTTCCAGCATACCCGTGGTGTCAGTGATCTGGACAGTGGTTGATTTGGACGGCTGAACGCCACCATACAGCTTGCGCCATGTGGGGGTCGGCAGACCAGAACGGATCGTTGAACGGTGGCCGGTCGGAAGGTTGCCTTCCATCATGACCATGTCGTCGAGGATCTCGTTGGTTTCCGTCAGGATCTCAGCGATCATGTCAACACGACCGTCTGGGTCCAGACGCTTGGTTACATCCAACAGTGTCGGATGAATGGTTGAGAGAGTAGCCATTTAGATTTTCCTATGCTAGTTCGGAGTTGTTATACAGACGTTTAGCCGGATCGAGCGGTTCGTTACTGTTACGTCCGCCCGGCACCACACTGTCGTCCCCGATCGTTTTACCGATGCGCGAGAACGCCCTGATCATCTCAGGATGGTTACCCAGTCCCGTCTCATTCAACAAGTTCACAAGCTCCGGTGTGCCATATGCCTTCAATGCTTGGCGCGCAGTAGACAGTGTCTCGTCCATCGACATGCCGCCGATTTCCTTGTCCACCTTTACCTGCTCAGCCCACTCCTCGCGAACCTGCTTTGCATATTCAACCTGCTGCTCAGCCCAACGCTGAGACTGCTGCACGCCAAGATCAGCGATCTTCTGCGCTTGCTCTTGCGACAGGCCAAGATCCTTCGACAATGTCTTCAGATCACCGAGCGTGGCGTCATCAATCGTGACACCCTCCGGCATGCTGAACTCATAATCATCCGGCGCCTTGGCAGCTTCATCTTCAGAGGGCTGGTTTTCCTCTGTAGAAGCTCCTTCTGCCTCTTGCTGTTCGGAAGCTCCCGCCTCCTGCACATCTGACTGGCTACCCTCGGTGTTAGCTTCGGCAGTAATCAGTGTGTCCTGTGTGGCCTCTGTGGCCTCAATCTGTTCAGTGTCTTCAAGCATCCTGTGCCTCTTTGATCATCTCAATGTAAAAGTCTGGCGCGTGTTCCTGCGCCTGCGACAGGAGGTACATGCCGACATTGCGCTGTCCCTCCCGAAAATATGTCTCGCTGTTTCCGGTAAAGCTCGATCGGTACACCCCGCAGAAGTGCAGCATGTCACGCATCAATGCGCGACCGCGCTTGCTGGACATCAGCCACGCCCAGTTCTCAGCCGTATTGCGCCGCTCAAGGGATGCCTCGTGACGGGCATCGGCATCAGCACGTTGCTGTTCGCGTATGTCAAACGGATCAAACTTCATTTCTTCTTCTTACGTGATTTGCCTGCCTTTGACAAAGCAATGGCTATAGCTTGCTTGCGCGGCTTGCCCGATGCCATCTCCGTGCGGATGTTCGAGCTGATCGTCTTCTTGGACTTGCCGCGCTTCAGAGGCATCAGACTAACTCCGTCTCCTCAATCAACGCCAACCCATTCGCCGTTGCCACATGATCCACATGAGCGCGACCATAGAGCGTTGCCTCGTCAACCACCGGATCGGCTGAGAC